AATTCTTGAATGAGAACCAGTGTGATATACCTCTAAGTCGGGTGCAGTACCCCACGTACTTTTAACATTATCACCATGGGAAGTTGTACCTGTCATAGTGCCACCAGCTTTGGGAAGTGCCGCAGCAGCTAATGTACCTTGAGCAGCTGTAGCATAATCACTAGAATCAAAGGCTTTAACTTGTGCGAGATTTGTAACCTCACTATCCATTAAAGCACCAGCCGCAGTTACATTAACTGTGTCTGTGACATCAGCATTAGTTTCTATAGTATCAAGTTTTGTACCATCAGCTGCTACATCTCTTCCATCGAATGTGCTAGTAGTTGTCACAGCTCCTGTAAGTGCACCACCTGTGGTCGCTAAGAAACCAGTACCAGAGACATAGGCTGCTGTCCAAGCAGAACCTGAGTAAACCTTCATTGCAGTATTTGTAGTGTCATACCAGAGCTGGCCAGTTGCAGGTGAAGAGGGAGCTGTACTGCTTTCTCCTCGGTATATATCGTTAAAAGAAGTTAAGCTTCCAGCACTAGAAGTCGCGCTTGTAGCCGAAGAAGTAGCAGAGTTACTTGCACTAGTTGCTGAAGTAGCCGCATTAGTTGCTGAAGTTCCTGCCGCCGTTGCAGAAGTAGCAGCGTTAGTCTCTGCTGTTTCCGCATTTGTTTCCGCAGTTTCAGCCGCTGTTTTTGCAGCAGTCGCTTGGGTAACCAGAGCATTCAAAGCTGTTTCTTGAGTTGTAGATATCTTAGTTAATATATCAACATATAATACATCACTGACAATAGCTCCTGATGTAAGCGTTATCGTATTACCTGATATTGAATAATCTGTTCCGCCACCAATAAGCTTAACACCATTGAGATATGCAAAGACGTTAGCCGCAACATCTATAGACATTGTCCCTGAAGCATCATCAGTTGTGAATACTGTCTGTCCTGCTGTACAAGTAAACGTATGGTTTGCGATTAATCCTTGAAGGTAAGCTCCTGCAATTTGCCAACTTGCTGGCGATCCAGCTACATAAACTTTTAATTGTGAGGTTGTAGTATCGTACCACAAATCTCCTACATCTGGTGATGCTGGAGCTGAAGAAGAAGCTACAAATAATCCTTGAAATGTTGTTAAGCTTGAAGCTGCATTGGTTGCACTTGTTGAGGCAGATGTAGCACTTGCCGCTGCATTAGTCTCTGCTGTTTCAGCATTTGTCTCAGCAGTCTCAGCGTTAGTCTCAGCAGTTTCAGCGGCAGTCTTTGAAGCAGCAGCGTTAGTCTCTGAAGTCCCTGCTGCAGTTTCTGAAGCGGCTGCTGCATTTTTAGATGCTAAAGCAGCTGTCTCACTAGCAGCGGCTGCATTCTTAGATACTAAAGCAGCTGCGGCTTGTGTCGTAGCACTTGCGGCTTGAGTAGTTGCGGTAGCTGCCGACGCAGTTGCGCTCGTAGCTTGTGTAGTTGCTGTACCAGCTGAGGTTGATGCACTCGATGCACTAGATAATGCAGAGTTAGCGCTTTGAGCGGCAGTTGTATTTGATGAGCCTGCTGATGTAGCACTACTGGCAGCTGCAGATTGAGAAGCAGCAGCATTAGTAGCTGAAGTTCCTGCTGCAGTCTCTGAAGCAGCTGCTGCTGTTTGGCTTGCTGTAGCGGCTGCCTGACTAGCTGTTGCGCTAGTCTTAGAAGCTAATGCACTTGCAGCATCTGTTGACGCTGCTGTAGCTTGTGTAGTCGCTGTTGCGGCTGATGCTGTTGCACTTGTCGCTTGTGTAGTTGCTGTAGTAGCAGATGCTTCCGCATTTGTTGCAGCAGTTTCTGCACGGTCAACATCAACTCCAATTATATCAGGGATACCGTCAATTAATGTATCAGTAAACAAACCACCACTAGCAGCGTTATCTGTCGCTCCAGTAAATGAGCCGGGTCTTGCGGGTGTTGTCATTATATTAATCCTCTCCCGTTAAATTGCATTTGATAGTTACCACCTGAAGCATTACGTCTAACGTCTTCATCGTTGAGCTCACGTATTTCATTCATAAACATTGCTTGATACTTAGCGGCTTGGTCATCTTCTTGGACAAAAGCAAATACCTCTGCTAATGCGCCGAATAATAAAATCCTTTCGTTCTCATCTCTGAGCCAGTTAGGTGTAGTATTACCAACAAAGTATCCGTTAGTTTGAACTCCACCTGCTGCTACGGCTTCTGCTTGAGTTGCAAAGGCTGTAGTAATGGAGTTAATAGTAGAAAACCATAGTCTTCCTGCAGTTGCTACTCCAGAGCTAGATGCCGTTAAAAATCCTGCGTTCCAGTTTAATACTGTTACAGCATACGTAGCATTCAATGCAGGTAATCTACGGTAATAATATAATTCTACAGTACTAGCGTCACTTCCACCTTGTCCAAAGCCTGGGCTAAATTTTATAACATTGCGCTCGCGTGTCCAATAATTATAACCTGAGTATACTTCTGCATAGGGATTATTAAATGTTCTTACATTAAGTTTTTCATTAAATACTCTAAGCGTTGCACCTGCTGAATCTTTTTCTTTTAGTTGTATAAACTCTACGAGATCATACGGTATTAATATTTCTGTTACGCTAGGCGTAATACCTCCTGTTGTTGTAGCGGCTTCTAAAATTGTTTTAGAATATACTGCTACATTTTCTAATGGTGGAACTCTGAGAGTTCGATATGCTTTATCTGCTGCATATTTTAGAGCATCTTGAATTATAGCGTCGCTTACTACTTCATCATCTCTGTTACACCACGAACGCACGAGGGCGACTAGTTGAGTGTAGGTCAATGCCATAATGGGTCCTCCTAATTATTAACTAGTAAAGAACGGTATTCCATATGTAATATAGTTTTTAATTTTTTAAGATTGTTAGGATCACTCATAAACTCTTGGGAATGTAGATCTAAATTATGATCCTCAAATATTTTTAAAGCAATTACATCTGGTATCGTAGCTAGCTTTCTGTAACCACCTTTCTTAATACCGAAGTATTCTTGTTTTTCCCTATCTAGTTTAGCTTGATCTATAAACTTTGATACATCTTGTTGGAAATAACCATGACCTGTTTCCAAATCAAAAGATGCTTCCATACCGTTTTTACCGTCCGCTTGTTTTCCGCGGAATTTAATTTCTGATGAATTAGACATGTCCTCTCCTACCTAATTAAAAGGGTTCAGTATAAGCTACGAACCTACCTGACTTACCTATATATCCCATTTTAGCACCTATCGCTGCAGAGTTTACAGTCGGTGCTGCCCCTGCTGCTACATTTGTATGTGGCTCCCAATGTGTTAACTTATATCCAGTTGCAGTTTGCGCTGTACGCCATATGCATTTCTCGCCGGGGTAAACGTTCCCGTTAGCTAGTTGAAAAACTACCATCTTATTACCTCCTGGGTTTTATATTATCTTTTGTTTTGTGCTGGTCCACAGCCGGCTACTTTGCCGCCTCGGCCATAATAGCTTGCAACGTTACCGCCACCTGCTTTATATTCTGTATTAAAGGCTCTAGAATTACCTGCGCTTGAACCATACTGTGTTAAGAGAGCTTTATTCTTTTTGTTTTTTAAAGCTTTTCTTAATCTACTAACAGGGCCTTTTGAGCCACTAGGGGTTACACTTCCAGCTACTAATTTTTTAGCGTCTTTATATTGCTTCATAAAAGATCGTTCATCTTTTTTAGTACTGCTTACCATACTTCAACCTCTATCTAAGCTTTGTTTTGTGCTGGTCCACAACCAGCTACTCTGCCACCTTTACCGTAATAGCTTGCAACGTTACCACCACCCGCTTTATAGGCTACATCTTGATCTGTTAGTTTAGCATATGCTTTCGCTTTATCCATACCTTTTTTAGTATATTTAAACTTTTTGTTTCCTACTTTAGGCATTATACACCGGCCACAGGCATCATTGCTTTTGCTACAGACCATATTATAATACAGGCTGCTATTGCTATTATTATATTCTTAGTTGTTAAATACTCTTTCATTAATTAACCTCTCGATTGTATTGAAAAAATATGGAGAGCCTGAATTAACAAGCTCTCCAAATGTCTTAATTAAGACCGTAGATAGCGCCGCAACCATTAGGGTTACGTACTTCTAAAGTACATTCTTCAACCATCATTCCAACAGTTGAGTCACCTTTCTGCCCTACGTCTACTTCCTGCATAGGTCGTAGTGTAGCAACGTTAAACCACATTGGATCATAGATCAATGCAGAGAAGTCTGCAACAGGAGTTGTAGCTGCAAGATTCGCATTAGCGCTGTTGGTAAATTGTACACTATTAGCTAGACCCATGATGTAGTTTGGAACTACCATTAGATCGCCAAAGTCTGACATGTATACGTCTACTGACTGACGGAGTTTTCCGCTTTCGTCAATATTACGTACAACACCAGTATCACTAACCATTAGATCAGAGAAGTCTCTTCGTAGTTTTGGAGACAACATAATCTTAGTAGCTTTACCACCAGCTTCGTAAATCTTTTGCATAACTGAATCGACATCAGTTAATGCTAAAGCGCCTTTTGTTGGCTGTGCTGTAGTACCAAGTGTTGATCGTATTGCATGAGTACCTGCACTTACTACATTAGGTACACCCCACTCGGAAGTCGCATATACAGTAGTTGCTGAATCATTGATAAATGATTGATACCCACCTGCTGAGCGTGCTGTATTTGGCTGAGCGCCAACAGCTGCTGATACGTTAAATGAGTGGATCATATCATGCTCAACGTCACGTCGTAATTCTGTACCACGTTTCTTTAACTGATATGCATACTCGTCTGCAACACCTGCTTGATCGACTGCACGTCTAGTACCTGACACAGCAATAGTTTTACCATTGATTTGTGTGTAGTTACCTAAGCGTGTACGGAACGGTCCAACCGGATCAAATGCTGCGCCTGTTGCAGGTGTTTGTGCACCTGATCCAGGAGCTATCCAATCTTGACCTTCAGCAATTCGTGAAGAGCCTGGAACCTCTAGTGTGTCTGTTTGCCATTCATGATAAATAGCGGTTGATTTTGTTTTACCAATAGATGACATGAACGGAGTTTCGTCCCGTGTAATCATAGTGATAAAGTTAGCTAAGTCTTCTCTTTGAGAGACGTTTGTAGAAGTAGCACGTGCTGGACCTTGTGGTCCACCTGTGATACGTCCGCCGACATTAGTAGTCATTATATATACCTCCTAAGGTATTAAAGATTCAATGAGCGTTCGGCAAGACCTCTTAAAAATCCCTGTTGATCGTCTTCAGATCCTTGTCCACTCAAGACCTTTTGTCTTTGAGCTTCGTTAGCATCTTGTTTACGCTTAGTTATACTTTTAGCTTTGCGTACAGGAATCTTTTTAGTTGGGGCAGATTTTCTTTTAACAGCGCCTTTTGTCACGCCTTGTTTAAGTCTACGGTAATCATCGACAAACTTTACAATCACAGGATCAGCTATTGAATCTAATACCTCTGCAGGTATACCTTCAGCTATAGCAAACTCTCGTATGCTTTGAGCTGTCTTATCATTAAAGTCAGGTATAAGTTCAGGAATCTTTTCATTAAAATTAGTAAGCTGAGCTTGCCAATCTTTCTGTTGAGCTTCTTGTTCTTGTTCAGTAACTTGCTTTACTAAGGCTTCTCGTTGATTACGAGCTTGCCAGTAGCTTTTCTGAGCTTGTTCACGTTTATCTTTAAGTTCGTTAACTTCGTAAGTATCACCGTCTTTTCGCGCTTGATCGATTTGCGCTTCAATATCATGATACTCTTTTGACAATTGCTGTTCATTAGAATACAAGACTGCAGCAGAAGCTTTTGACATATTGCCAAGTTCTTTTACTTTAGTATCGTAGTCTATGTCCATCTGTTTTCTTGCGTCACCGAGTTCACGACCCTTTTTAGAAAGATGTTGTTCAGTAGAGTAACCTTTTATCAAGTCACCAAAAGAAACTTCAGAGTCTTCGCCATCAATTTTGACAATGACCTTAGCTTCTAAGTCTAAATCTTCAGCGGCAAATGGTTCAGATATATCGGTAGCGGCTTCCGCGGCATCTTCTTCTTCATCATCATTAGCTTCTTCTTCAACTTCTTCTACATCTTCGCTATCGGCTTCCTCAGACTGTATTGGGTCTTGGTCGTCTGATTCTTCCGGATCTAACTCTGGAACTTGCTCATCGGGTAGAGATTCTACGAATTCAGAATTACGTACAATATCAGCCAGCAAATTATCAGCTGTTAAATCAGTATTAACCTCGGCTATAGTATCATCAGTTAAGGTAGAATCTATAGTTGCTTCGGTATTAGTTTCAGCCATTTACCATCTCCTTATTACGGGAAAGGGATTGTGACTTTAACATCTTTGAGTATCGTTCTTGTAGACTATATAAGTCTATAAGTTTATCAGAGTTAAGTTTAGTTTTACCTGCACTTCTCGATGAATCATACTCAAGTGTGTTTATCATTTCGTCTATATTCTTAGCAAGATGTTCATAATTAATCTCTCGCATCTGTTGTGTCCTCCATAAGGTGTGGGATATTTTTCCCATACATCTCGAAGTTTATCATTCTTTCCTTAACACTACCAAGTGCCATTGCAGAAGAGTAGAGGAACTCTCGAGATTTTGTTTCATGTGGCTCCGTCTTAAGCCACTCTAAAAAGAAGTCAACTAAGACTTCACCATATACTTCATCAAAAAATTCATCTCTTTCTTTAGCAGCGAAGTGACCCTTTACGTGAGCCATTCGCGCTAATTCTTCTGGATGTGTTTTATGATTACCGTAGGATTTTGTATTTCCCAGCCTCGTCTCAGCTGTCTTTTTATATTTATCCATTAGTTAAACTTTATGATACATATATACACGCTCATCTGTTTGAGCAGAAGTACCGTGTGCTGTTTTAACATTAACCATTGTAGCCGCACCATGAGAGCCGGTATGTAAATAGTTAAGATAACTGTTAGCAGGTATTGTATGTGATAGACCTGGTGAGTGATGTGCACCGCCTATATGAAGATCTAAAGTTATTGTTGAATCAGTTTCGTTTACAAACAATACATTTTTATTTCCGCTTGTTGTTGTTACTGCGCCGCCTGCTTGTGCAGCGCCAACTCCATCAGCGCCTATAATTACGTGTGCCATTATTGATTTTCTCCTTCGTTATTAGGTTGTAGCAAATTTCGTGACATCATTAAGATCTCACTATATTCTGGGTGAGGCGGTAATGTTGCGCCTTCCTTAGTTGCTTTAATAGTAAGATCTGCCCACTCTTGGAAATGTCTATCGATTGCTACTGCTAATTGCTTAGAGTTATCATCGACTGTATTCTTTGCCTGAGCGTTAGTGTAATTTACGTTTGCCTCCGCTAAAGCGGTATTCGCTGTAGCTAAACGTTTAGTATTCTCTACATCAGCTTGAGCTCCCTCAGATTGCTGCTGTAATGCTTCAGCTGCCTTCTGTTGGAAATCAGGTTGAGTATAATCTTCAAGGAAATCATTACTATCTATATCCATAGCTTCTATTAACTTAGTAGCTAATACTGCTGGTGCTGCAGGTTTAATTACAGATCCAGCACCTTGTTGATTTAATCCTGGTAGTATCTCTCCACCAATCTTAGAAAGCTTTGCTATCTTAGTACTGTTAGAATTTTCACCAATGTCTAGTAGTATTTCTACATCCATAGTCTCTGGTAACAAATCCATATTAACAGTAGAAAATACACCTGCAAAATTAAAAGTTGTTTTACCTTTCATAGAAGCTTTTAATGTATCATACAAACCAGATATTAATCTTTTATACCCTGTTTCTGCAAACCTTCTAGCAATATGCTGTATACGTTTTTGAGATGCGCTTTGTACAGCTGATATCTTTTGCTCAGAGTTTCCTGATACATATAGCGTATCATTTAAACCTTGCGCAGCTTTAGACATACCAGTAGCTTGTTCTTTAATCATTTGTAAGTGTTCAAGCAAAGGTACAGTACCAGTTGATATAGCTTCAGGCGGCATCTGGAATACAGCGCCTTGTGGATTACCATTAGTCGGTATGATTTGTTTAGGCTTCATATTCTGCAGTGCAGAAAAGTCTACAACATTAGGATCAGCTAGCTTAGGTGCATAGTTAGTAAGATAAGTATTTTCTACAAAACCCCTAAGTATAGCAGTCGATGCGAGTGTTGAAGATCTAGTGAAGTCGGCCATTGATAAACCGTAGTATTCGTGTGGTATATCAATAGGAACAATATCAGCAAGTGGTATACTTGTTGCATCTTCTTCATGTAAGATAGTAGTACCAGCTGATATGATATGTTTTAATTCTGCAATACCATCACCGTCTCTGTCTACATGTATCCAACATTCCGTAATAGTAACTTCACGTAATGCTTCTAATCCCATCTCTCCAGTATATTGGTTTGAGCCTTGTGTATATTCTTGCCCTGTTATTTCTTTTCTAGCAGCAACATCTTGCGAATATCCTAATGAACCTGCCCAAGTTTCTCCATCAAGCTCGTCCCAATTATCTATAGACTCTGCCATTTCTGGATATAGCTTACGTATCTCAGATCGAGTAAGACTACTTTGAATACCAACAAATGTTGCATCTTCTAATGTAGTAGCATCTCGAGAAATGCGAAAGTTTTCTGGTGGAACTAACTCTAATTTAATTTTTGATTTGTTAATCTGTTTTCTGCAACGTACGTTTACATAAACTAACTCTACTTCTGGCCCTGCTGTTGGATCTTCGCTAGGTTGTACTGCTCTATTTTCAAATTCAAGTGCGCCAACAATTTCGTTACTATCATCAGATAAAAGTTCATCTAGCTTAGTCTGAGATATCTCGTCATATTCTTCAAATACGTAGTCATAATCCTCTATATAGCCCCAACGTATTACAGAATTCTTCCATAATAGCGCAGATTTCATCCATTGTTCTAGTATATCCCAACCATTATTCTGTTTAAATATAGTGTAATTTACTAGGGCTCCAGCATCTTTTGCACCCTTAAATGCGCCAGGTGTATCGTCCCATGGTAGAAATCTACCGATACGCTGGTTGCTTAGAAACAAATCTGACAATACAGCTGTATATGCTTCTACAACTTCTGTAGTAGACGTATCAACAATAGCTGATACACCTTGTGGTGCTAGATGTGATACAGCTAAACCTGCATATTCGTAGGTAGCTTTAAGTCTTTCACGTGCTAAGTCTGATGAATTTAACCAATCGCCTGTAGAGTTCATTACTCCCTGGTCAATTACGTTAATCAGTTCTTCATCAGTTACTTTTTCTTTATATCCATCTGCAGACATTAGTATTTTCCTCCAGCTGAATATATCTTTTTAGAGTCTTCTAAATTCTTTACATTATACTGGCCTGCTTTAGGTAAAGGTTTCTTATGTGATTCCTTTGGAGGCTTCTGCTTATGTGTCTGTGCAACAAATCTTGTTTCTTCTTTTTTATTCATGATCCACTCCCGGGTTCATTCAATCTATGATCGTTTACTTAAAGGGCCTTTTCTTTTAATTGGCACGCAGTTATCTACTGTCCTGCCACCTTTCTTTTTAGTACCCATACGTTTATATCCTTTCCAGCATGCTTTGCCGTCTACACCTTTACTCTTTTTACTTTTTACCATTTTACTTTATCCGCCCAATAAGCTGCAGATAAAGGACCTCTTGCAATATTAGCTCCGTGTCTTGCTTTAAAAGATTTCTGTCTTGCTTTATCTTTTTTACTTGATGGATTAGCTCCTGCACCTGATACTCCTTTCTGTCCGAATCTTATCAATTTCTCTTTACCTCCAGATCTTGCAAGTACTGCGTGCGATTTAGTTTTATGGTTAGGAGTGCGCTTAGGTTTATTATAACCTGAAAACGTTTCTCCTGATTTTTCTATAGACATTTAATATCCTCTTTTAATCTTTACTATTCATACCTACTGCAGATCCTGTAAGTATAGCACCAAATGCTAAATGAAACAGCCCACCACCCATAAGGGTAAACGGGTTATGCTGGCCAGTTAGTTTTTTCATTAATTCCATTTGTACCATAGGTTCTTTTGTAGAGTTTATTATTTCCATGAATTGTGAAATATCAGGTCTATTTATTCCGTACCATATCGGGACGAACATAAAGTCATAAAAACACACTAGCAGGTACAAACTTAAAGCTGCCCATCTCCATGTCATAGTAGATTTCTGTTGAGCTGTTAATTCTTTAAAGGACATGTTATATACACGGAGGTGTACATTTCATATTGCTTGCTCCAATAAATATAATAGTGACAAACACAAGTAACACAACAGCAATTATTATCCATTTATTAAACATTAGAAATCTCCTTATAGGTGGCGGATTTATCCCCTACTTCCGCCGGAGTAGTGAGGACACTGGAATCTTATAGCCACAAAGTATCATCTTGATCTTCCATTGAAAACTGTTGAGACCACGGTACTTTATTAAGCGTTAGTTTATCATAGTGCGTACGTAATGTTTCTAAAGCAATAGCTGTTGCCATAACTGTATCATCATGACAGCCAGGTGCTGCTTCAGTCTTACCTGATTCTGTAGCAATATAATCTCTTATTTCTTGTATCATTATTTTAGATGGTATTAATATATCATCATTCTCTATAGCATTCTTAAGGTTACCTATTATATGTGGCTTAGTTACCTGTGTAGTTCTAAAGCCAACAACAGTTCCTTCTTCTTTTGATATAGAAGATATTTTAGTCTGTCTATATAAGTTTACATAATTCATTTGAGTAAGTCTAGATAATGTGGCTACACCCATCGAGTTACTTTCAACTGTTAATAAAGCGTTGTTATAGTATCTACCTAGATAAAACAACAAATCACCAAACTTACTAGGGTCTAGATAATTATCTCTAAACAAAGCAATTACTCTTCTTTCTGTATCTAAAACTACAGCACTAGAGTAATCTTGGCCAACCCCTAAAGCTACATCTGCAGCTATAACATAGTTGTTATCCCAATCAGGATAATCCCATATATGTAGTTTACCTTCACTAGAAGTATCCCACGTACATGCATCATAATCAAAATTCATTTTCTTTTCTGGTTCTACCGCTACAAGCTTAGCTGTCTTCTCTGCATTAAACACAGAAGAGCCAGCCGTAATAAACGCTTCATCAGGAGACGCTGGGTATTCCTGGCGGAACTTTAGTTCCCCACCTTCAGCAATCTTCAACCGACGCCAGTAGAGTTGATCATTAGTTAAATCATAATCCTCTACCAGTAGTTCCTCTTCTGAGGAGCGTTCAAAACCTTCCGGAGCTTCTCTACAATATTCTGGTGTATTATACCACGGAAGAAATAACGGGAGATAATCATTCTCTCCTGCTACAGCACCTTTCCATAACCTATAAAATTCTCCCTTAGCACCATTAGCCGTAGACTCAATGATAACCTCAGTACCTGGAGCTTCTGATATACCCTGAAACAATCCAGCTAGAATTTTCTCATCGTGTATCCAGAATGCAACTTCAGATAGATGCGCAATTGTTGGAGTTGTACCTCGTCCCGCTTCGGGTGCACCTGCCGTGTATAGTCTGTAAGAACCCACTGGCCTATCGCCCGCATCATTCTTAGGAAAGTGTGGAGCAGAAATAACGATTTCCTTTGCATTGGACTTCACCTCATCAGGTCTATACTCAGGATTCATATTCTTTATAATATTTCTACTCATTGTAAACAAGGCATCCGAAGTAGCACTATCATGTGCCATAACTACAGATCGTGCATGGGGAGTATAGTATGTTTTCCAAAATACTCTACCCGCACAATAAGTCGATATGCCTTGCTGTCGAGCCTTCAAGATAATAGCGCGGACCTTACCGGTCTCCGCTAACTGCTTATCCAATGCTTTTGTGATTTCATCTTGACACGCGTTAAAATTAAAATCAACAAAGCCAGCTCTAGCATCTTTTGTTATAATCTTTATATTATCTTTAGCAAAGCTAGTGAAGTCACTTTCATATTGTTTAAGCTTAGCTCTTTTCTGCTTTTCTTCTAGCAGCTTTAATAGCTTCTTTCTATCTTTCATAATAAGTCCTCATAACCTTACTTTAAGGGGACATTCTAGGATAAAAGCAATAGAACCTTTAATTTTAAATGTCTCCTTTAAGAGGGGAAGAACATAAGCCCTGTATATATACTCCTATATCTAAGGATTACTACTAGGTCTAAGAGGATTTAGTAGGGCCTTGAGAGCTAAGGGTAAGCTTGAGATTAAGTAAATTAAACCTAAATATATATATACCACCTTTTTATTTTAATACCCCCTATTTCTCTATATAATCTTTCTATATAATCTCTAAGATCTCTTATAATCTTATAGCTTCTATAAAAATACCCAAGAGTATTTTTTAAATAGTATCTTAAACTAACCTATTTAATTTACCAAGTAGTTTACTTGTAGTACATCGTGTAGAATCTATTAATAACTACCGACGTCCAAGCTTTCTACCAGTAACTAAATCAATCTATAAAAACTCATGAAAGGAATATACTATGGATGAACTAGAATTCATATGGCTAGTAATAGAAGTATGGATACTACCTGTTATAATAGTAGGTGGTATATCTTTATTTATGATATTGTTTCTATGGCAGATAATATCAATCGCAATAGATCAATACAAAAACCTATAGAAAGGATAAGTAATGAAAGATAGAAATGGTAATGTACTACAAGGTATATCAGCACAAGGTAAAGTAAGTAGAAGACAAAAAAGACAGAGACAACAAAAGATATGGCAAACACTTACTAATATATCTGTTGTCATAGGTAGTATATGTCTAGTAACAGGTCTTACTTTAATCTTAGCAAGTATTTAAAAAATAAAAAACGCCCAAAAGCGTTTTCTTAATAGTATTAATAACAGAAAGGTATAATATGTGGGATGCAGAATTCAAGAAAGTAATAAAAGATTTACTTAATCTTGCAGATCAAACACAGGCAGATATAGATTTTATTGATAATGTGGATTCTGTAGCTGACCTACAAAAGGCAGGATTAATACTAGAAGAAATAGAAGAACATATAGAAGCATTATCACACTACATAACAGCTAATAAAATAGTAAGAGATAAACTTGAACAACTCAGTAAAAAGATAGTTGATAAACACTTAGGTAAATCAGGTATCAAATTCCATTAGAAAGGATATAAAATGGCTATGATGAAAAGAATGTACGACGAAATGCACGATGCGGTAACTGAAATAGTACAAGAGTCTTGGGACTATGCTGTAGGTGAAGTGCACACAATTCGTGATGATGCTACAGATAAAGCTAGAGATCTTATATACGATATAGGTAAAGAAAAAGGTCTTGATCATGATGATGTAGAGTGGCTGTTCAAAGGTTCAGAATATGAAACAATAGAAGAGTTCATACAAGAACAATTCGATCACTGCTGGGATCTATAACTAAAAACGCCCGAAAGCGTTTTCTAACTAGTGTAATAATTGTAAAATCCTATAGTAAATCTCTATAGTTAATTATATACTTCAACAATAATATTATCTCGTGAAAAGCCATTTAATATTATATAAGTGACCTGAGTATGTCATAAACAAAAGTTTAAACTGCTCTCAAAATCAAATCTAAAAACAACTGAAAGGTAATTCCTAATGAATAATTTTGAACCAAGAAACTATAGAATAGATAATGTAGAACTTAACTGGGCTAAACTAACTAAGCCTGTATCACCATTCGGTCAGCCACAATACGAGCTGCAAATAGCTACTAAGGATAAAGCAATTGCAAATGACTGGAAAACTAATCACTTAACTGTCAAAGACAAAGACGGTAAATATAGTGTATCACTAAAGCGTAAAGCTCTCAAAGCTGATGGCTCAGAAAATGGTGCTCCAAGAGTTGTAGGTGCAGATGCTCAACCAATTGATGCATCATCGCTAGGTAATGAATCTACAGGTAATGTAATTGTATATCAAATGTATTACAAAACTGCAGGTCGTGAAGGTATTGCAAGTTCTCTAACTGCTGTACAAGTAACAGACTTCAAAGAATATACAGGTTCAGTAGAATTCGAGCCGATTGTAGATATACATGGTGCATCACAAGAATCTGATACTACACAGCAAGCAGAAATAGCATTCTAATGCTTGCTATTTATATAAAGCTGCAACTTATACTATATATTGCATCAGCGTTAACATAAAATTATAGGCGTCTACAATACTGTAGGCGTCTTTAAAACCTGAAAGGTATATCATGGCTACACTAGATTACACAGATAATAGATCAACTGACGCATATAAATTTACCATAACCGACAAGTCAGACCCACAATTAGCAAAACTTAAAAGAATGATAGCTAAACGTAATAAAGACATACGCATAACTTGTCGTAAATATAATCATAAAGTAAACGATGCATATCCTTTACAACGTGTAACTATGATGGCACGCGGTAAGCGTATAGATAAAGGAGAACCACTCCATGGAAATGCAAGAACTAATTTACAGCACAGATTTGCAGAGCGCTATGATGTGTACGTCCATAATGATAGGCATAATTGTGATATCCTTAATGAAGAGATAATGACAGGTCTAACAGGTCACCAGCAACGCCTAGTATCTAAATACGAGCGAGATATACGTGACTACAAGCGTATAAATCAAGCTATGTTAAAAGATAGTGGTATCTATACTTACTACCTCGATGATGTAGAATGCCAAGGTACATATGAAAATATGAAAAAAGAATTATATAATTGCTATGTAACTCACGGTAATGCATCACCTAATCGCTTTCATACTATGCTAGACATAGGTTGTTGGCAGCATGCTAGATAATATAATTCACGAAGTTACTATAGATATTGAATTAACAGATCAAGAATGCATAGATCTTATCAATACAGGCTTATCGATTGATGTACAAATTACCATAACAGAATCAAGACGTATGTTACTATTTAATACAGCCTGTATTGATACAACAATAGATTTACTGTCATCATTAAATTTAATAGCATCACTAGTTAAACTTAGAGGCATATACAACTATAATATACATAGTATAGATGATCCTTATAAATACGAAATAGCTTTTGAACCAGAGGTATAGTAATGATAAAAGATAATATAAAAAACGCTGAAAAAGTAGCAGAAAAACTACCAGGTATAATTAATATAATGTCTCAAAATATACTAACTAACCTATCTAAAATACGACATCTCGAAGAACGTATTAAAATACTAGAACAACGAGATCTACATCGATCTCAAAATAATAACTATTAAATTAATAAAAACTTTTAGAATAGTAACGGCTAAAAGTAAACGAAAGGTAAACGTTCTATGTTAACAGAATTTATGATATTTCTCGGCTATTTCCTACCAGCTTTGTTTATAGTTCGAGCAATTAATTATTATATGAGGTAATATATGACAACTTTACAATTACGAAATGATATAACGTGCACAAACGTAACTAACGAAATAAAACTAATAGAAAGTATTACAGAAAACTTAGATTATCTAAGATACTTAGTAACTAAAGATGATGATACAGACATAGGTATAGCTCAAAGCATATTTATATTTCTCAGCAATCAACGTAGCGACATAGAGCGTGAAGACAGACGCGAAGCTATAGAACGTAGAAACTTATTAAATAACGGGTATACGAAAGGATCTCACTAATGGAAGATTTCATAGAAGAACTAGCTTCAAAAGAATATGTAGCGAAATGTACATTAAAATATGAAAGTCACATGACATCCGCAAGAAAACATATACACGCAGTAAATTCAGTTCTAAGAGAATTATGTGCACATTTAGAAGACGAAGAACTTATAGTAGATATGGATACTATAGACGATGCGTCTTTATTAATTCGTAATCAAGTTGTTACTACACTAAACGAAATAGATAATATGGTTCATGATGTAACAGAAGTTGTATATGATGACGAAGTAAATATACTAAGTAAAGAACTTAAATTAGCAGAAAATAAAATACAAGAGCAAAAAGAATTTATAAGATCATTCAAGCAATGGAGTGCTTATGAATTCAGTGACTACAAATTAAATGATAAATTACCAAACACCCACATAGAAAGGAATATAGTATGAATGGTACAAAATTAGTAAATAGAATAAGAGCTCCATGGTCAATCAAATTCAAAGATGATAAACGATTTCCTATCGGCTCTCACAACTTACGATTTATACGTACGACTAATCGCTGGGGTGAGAAAGGTACTCTAAGTAATAATCGAGGTTATTTAAGAGTAGCAAGAAACTTTGCTGATGGTAAATTCTGTAGTATAGCAGAAATGTCATGACAAGAAGTGAGTTCTTTAATTGGCTTCATACATGTCCATCAGTAGAATGGATAATTACAGAAACCAAAACAACTGAAAATAATTATGATATCATACAAGTAAGTTTCGCTGTTGATGATAATAATGTCGATGACGGAGCATAAGCAAGGATAGGAATTAGAAAATATGTTAATTGATTTATTCAAAATTGGTATTTACAGAAACCATCTCACGTTAAACAATAAAGAATTAAAAGAATATTGTTATGATGTTGAACAAAGCCAAAATGGCGTGAACATTTCTAACAAAGGTGGATTTCATTCTCATGATTTAGATACAAATAACATAAAGATAAAAGAATTTATGAGACAAATCACTTCATTTGCAAATGTCTATTCAGAACAAATAGGCTACGGTGAAGTAAAACTTTCTAATATATGGTGTAATATAAATTCTTATAAAGATTATAACCAATTGCATTGTCATCCTAATTCAAAAGTATCAGGTGTATATTATGTTAAAACTCCTGAAAATTGTGGTGAGATTGAGTTTCACAGCCCAGCTTATCATGTATTAGAACAATCAAGCTTAAGTAGAGCAGATAATCCCTATACATCTATATCTTGGTGGATGCCTGCTGAAGAAAGTATATTATATTTATTTCCTAGTTGGTTAATGCATTTAGTAAGACCTAATATGAACAAAGAAGAAGAAAGAATATCTTTCTCATTTAATTTAAATTAACTTATAAAACGGAATAAAGAATTATAAAATAAAAAAGCCGCTAAGAATACGTTACGTACTCTTAGCGGCTTATTTGTTTGGCTTTTAAAATCTAACCCACATCCGAAAGTTCCTTTATTTTCCGGTCTAACTCGTCTTCTGTAAGTTCCGTTGTATCTAAATTCCTAGTAGTCTGATCTACTCTTTGCAGTTTAGGCTGTTCATATTCTGCTAATGCAATAGCTAATCTCTCAATAGTATCTTGATCTTCAAGCTGCATAGCTTTAATTAGCTGTACTTTAAGAATCTCAACTGCCGTGGGCATCTCTGTAATTATCTCATCTCTGATTTTTCTAAATTCAGAAGCAGATAATTTCATGGACTCCCTAAGTTGCCTGTTCTGTCTTCGTGCTTCCGCACCTTTAGCCTGCATCTCCTTAGCTTTCTCAGAATCCATATAGGGCTTGAGTTGCTTAAGGGAATTAGGATGCTTGCCGCAGTTCTCGTAACCCATGTAAACCTCCAAGTTAAGTGTCTTTTAGGAGACATTTAAAATTTTAACAAACCGGCATCTCGTAAGGAGTGAGAATAATGTATATGACAGAAAAACAGAAAGACGATTACATCTTTAAAGTAGAATGGATTGAAGATGCTATGAAACACGGGAAAATGACCCGTAAAGAAGCAGAAAATTATTGGTACGATCAAGAATATTGGTATTAAAATGACAGACTACTTAAAGATTATAAGAGATACTGAAAAATGGTTCGAGTCCAGAGGAGAACCAATTCCTAACTATCTTTCAGGTAAACAACCAAAAACGCCCGAGAGCGTTTTCTCAATCAATAACATTATAAAGGATAAACCTATGGCGAAAGTAACAGCCGTGCAGGTTCTTAAAGAAGCTGCTGAACTTAAGGAAAGAAAGAGTAAAGACTATCAAGGTGGAATGTGGTCAGAAGAAGATTACTTTCCGTTCGGAGATAAGTCTTATATTCATATGATACATACAAAGTATTTACGTATGAGAAATATAGTTGAAGGCGATCAAGAAACGAACTTCGAAGCCTTAGAAGACACGCTCATAGACATGGCAGTATACTGTGCTATGTTCGCAGCATATCTAGAAAATGTTAAAATGGAAAAGGATAACTAATGCTTTTAGTTAAGGACATCAGGAAATTATTCCGAGATGAATACAAACTAAATAGAATAAGAAACGGTACAGTAGAACTACAAGGTGTATCGTTTAAAGCTGATCTAAGTTCTATATTTGGTATACCTAATAGATATTATATAGACGCAGAATTAAAGTGGTACATATCTAAAGATAGAAAAGTACAAAAGCTATTTGATATATACGGTAAGACTGTGAAAATATGGAATGATGTCAAGGACATACATGGCGAAGTTAATTCTAACTACGGCTGGTGTATATTCAGTGATGAAAGAGGTAATCAATTTAGAGCAGCATGTAAAGCTCTGCTTAAAGATAATAATACTAGACAAAGTGTTATGATATATACTACACCTGACATGCATAAAATAGCAGGTAAAGACTTCACATGTACTAACGCGCAACAGTTCTTCATTAAAGAAAACAAGCTGCACACAGTAGTACAAATGAGATCTCAAGATGCTGTATACGGCTACAATAATGACATAGCGTGGTTTAAATATGTACATGCAGCAATGCTGAATAACCTATTTAAGATAAAGAATCTTAAATTAGGCGATGTAATAATGCAGATAGGTTCTTTACATGTATATGAAAGACACTTTAAATATTTAGAAGAAAACAATAAACAATTAGCTTTAAACTTAGGAGAACAGTAATGCCTTACGTAATATACCCTGAAGATCAATGGCATAATACCATAGACTCGTTTCACGATAAGTTTGGTGTGCATGACTGGATTAATGATAAACTAGCTAATAAAGACTATGATATTCTTAAAAAGTTCATGGACTTTAGATTAAACTTTTTGAAAGAAGAATTAAATGAAACAGAGAAAGCAATTACAGAAGGCGATGCTAAAGAAATCGTTGATGGTCTTATTGATCTATGTGTTGTCGCCATTGGAACGTTGGATGCATTTGGCTGCGACGCCCATGGTGCTTGGTCTACCGTCATGGAAGCCAACATGGAGAAAGACGTTGGTGTTAAACCTTCGAGGCCCAATCCTCTCGGTCTACCTGATCTTATTAAACCTAAAGGTTGGAACGGACCTGACCATACGCACACTACAGGAATACTAGAAGAAGTTTATAGAAAGGCAATATAATGAGCCTAAATTCTAAAGAAAAGAAAAACAAAAAAGTAATAGTATTAGGCGGTGGAACTGCGGGCTGGTTTACAGCTTTATTTGCAAGAAAGTTTTTATCGAATGATATCACTGTGATTGAGAATAGAAAGAAGGGTATTGTAGGAGTGGGGGAAGGAACAACTCCGCCTATCATGGACTTTTTAAAGATGTTGGATATCCATCCTTATGAAGTGATAGCGAATACAGGAGGGACATTAAAGAATGGTATTAGTTTTGAGAGATGGAATAAAGACAGCGATGATGATGTTTATTTCCATCCATTTAATGACTTAGGACAATACAACAACTTTAGTATGGACAACATATTTTCGCATGGTTGTAGAGATTATTATATCAAAGAAGTAATTGGTAAAAAATTAGACTTAAAGAAACATTTATGGATATCAAGATTATCTTATGAGAATAGAGTTGACGATACCGAAACCACTACTGCACTGCATTTTGATACATTTGCGTTAGGCGATTATCTTTCTACTAAAGCAAAAGATAGAGGCATTAAACATATAGATGGAAACTTTGTTGATGCGGAGTTGGATAAGGATGGGTTTGTAACTAAGGTAACACTTGAAGACGGTAGAAAATATAACTGTGATTTTATTTTTGATTGCACAGGTTTAAGTAAAACAATTTTAAAAAAGAAATTAGATCAGAAATTTATAAGTTATTCTGATACGTTAGCAATGAAAAAAGCATTGGTGATACCTAAAAAAGAACCAGGTTATTTCCCTTATACAAAAGCTATTGCTATGAAATATGGTTGGACGTTTGAAATACCTTTACAATATCGAATAGGTAGAGGTTATATTTTTGATAGTGATTATATAAATGAAACTCAAGCTTATGATGAAGTTACTAAGTTTTATAAGGAAGATATTGAAGTCCAAAAAGTTATATCTTTTGATGCGGGTAGGATGGAAAAAGCCTGGATAAAAAATTGTATAAGTGTAGGGTTAGCACAATCGTTTGTAGAACCATTAGAAGCTACATCTATATGGACAACGATAGAGATGTTAAATCATTTAAAACATTTTGTAAATTGTTTTGAAAATCACAATGAAGTTTCAATAACAAATTATAATAATGATGTGAACAATATGTTAGACAACATTAAAGATTTTATACGGTTTCATTATATTTCAAATAGAAATGACAGTGATTTTTGGAAAGAGTTCCCCAAAAAATATAAAATGTCTAGTTATATTGAAAATCAAGTAGCTTCAATGAAGGCCGGAAACTTACAGTATCGTTGTGTAAAAGATTATTTAGCCGCTTTCGATCTATCGTCTTGGTTAGCAGTAGGTAATGGATTAAATATATTCACTGACTATGACAATAATGGATATGAGAATATAAAACCATCGGTTAAAGAAATGAAGTTTCTAATAGATAAGAATATTAAAGAAAGACCTTTAATGAAAGACTGGTTAAATAAAAATATAGGCAAAGATCTTAAAGTTCTTAAAGACTTGCATGATAAGGAGGCGCGATATGAACCTAAGTTCTAAACCTTTGATTTTAAACTGCTACACTACTGATGCGACAGTTTATAACAACGCTAAGATTAATTATGCTACAAAATTTATGCCCGATTGGTTTAAGAAAACCCCAAATAATGTAACGCTCAAAGATGGATCGATGGTTGGATCTATAAAAAATTGTCATGGTTTTACAGAAATGTACAGAACAGCTATAGTTATCCCATGTTGGACTGAGTTCACACTTGATATACTACATAAAGACGACGAAGAACTTTATAGATGGAGAACAGCCAAAAGTAAATTTGAAGTAGATCCTCACCCACAAGAGCAGTATCAAAAGTTTGCTGGTAAAGACGGGACATCTATTAAGTTAGTTTCTCCCTGGATGTTTCAATGTGACGAAGAGGTTAATTTTGTGTGGCATCAACCGACATGGAACATGCGGGATATTTTGGATAAACTTACTCTTTTACCCGCGACAGTAGATTATAATACACAACATGCCACTGAGATAAATTATTTTTTAGTGCGACGAGACTTTGAAAGACAGGTTGTGTTGAAAGCCCTAGAACCTTTAGTAATGCTTCAAGCTATGGATGCTAGAAAAGTAGAAATAAAAAATCATTTAATAACTCAAGAAGAAAAAGAGACACGATTTCTTTGGCACTATGAATTAGGTGGTAATAAAGAGACTAGTACTAGAACAAATAGAAATAATCGGATAGCTTTGCAGAAGCGTATTGAATACCTCAACTCAGAGTAAGAGTAAACAAATTAAAGTAGAAGTGGAAAATAAAATGGAACAAGATAACCCTAATTGGATAACGATACCAGTAACACAGGAATTTATAGATCAACGCGATGCTCGTGCTGAGAAATATAATCCTCGTGGCAGATCATTAGAAAAGCTGAAGATGGATATCGAATGTGAGATATTCGAGTGGTGGATGATACATGAAAATAAGTGGGACGACTCAGATCGATGGGAAATCGATGGTGTATGTCCTGTATACGGTAATGTAGATGTTAAGTTTGTAAAGAAATGGTACAACGTATCATGCCAAAAGCTTATATACTTATTAAGACAACGCGACATAGTAGAAACTTTCTTATTCTGCGAATGGAAATACAGACCAATGGATGGTGTTGCTGATCGACTATTAGTTGATGGTGATACAGTACAGGTCAACGTCTTAGGGGGCTTAGGCTACTGGGATTTAATAGATAGTTTGAAAACCTCTAAATATAATGGATTCTACGCTGATGTCAAAAGTATACTACGCAAAATGGATGGAGCTGAACAAGATGACAATTGATACTGACTTTATAACACAAAAACCTTATGATACTTATACGTGTGAAATATGTAACAAAGAAATTTCTCGCATGTCGATAGATAAATCAGGAGATACATGTCCTATATGTGAGAATGGAAAGGAAACAGATGAGACTAACGTTTGACATAGAAACAGACGGACTAGATGCTACTAAGATATGGTGTTTAGTCATAGAAAATATTGATACTGGTATGATAATGAAGTACACAGATCAATCAGATAAATACCACGGAGATATACTAACAGGCTTAGCAGTTCTACAAAATGCAGAACTACTTGTAGCTCATAACGGTATAGGATTTGATGCACTTATGATACTTAATATATACGGTATTGATTTGTATAATATAAAATTCTTTGATACTTGGTTAGCATCTCTTGTACTTAACTACAGACGTCCACATAAGCATGGACTTGCAGGCTGGGGCGAGCATCTTAAATATCCTAAGTTTCAATTCGATGATTGGACTGGATTCTCAGATGAGATGATGACTTACTGTGTAAGAGATGTTAAGCTAAACACTGAAGTATTCAAGATACTAGCTAAAGAACTTAATGAACTCGCTGCTAAACAACCTCTTATAAGTAACGGTTTAAGAGCAGAGATGGAGACAGCTAAGTTTGATGCTTACTGTAGGCACTATGGCTGGAAGTTTGATATGGAAAGCGGTGCGGCACTTGCAGCTAAGCTTGTCATAGAAATGAGTGATATCGAAAAAGTTATAGAACCTAATTTACCTGACCTTGTACGTTATAAAGATAAGGTAGCTAAGACTCCTAAGTTTACTAAGAAAGGAGAGTATACAGCTACTACAGCTCGTATGCTAACTGAATACTTAAACAGACCTGTAAATACTAAAGACACTCACCTGTTTCCAGCAGGTAAAGAGTTCCAACGTAAGACTGTAGTTAAATCTACGCTTGGTAATATGGAACAGGTTAAAGAATACTTATATAGTATAGGCTGGGAACCTGATGACTGGAAGGTAGTGAAGACTGCTTATGGTTGGCAGAAAACTACACCAAAGCTTACATCAACTTCACTTGCTAAGGTAGGTGAGCACGGTGTTCTGATAGATAACTGGACTACATTAAGGTCTCGTATGGGTGTAGTGAAAGGTTGGTTCCGTGAACTTAAAAATGGTAGACTACATGGTAAACTATGGGTTGTAGGTACACCGACATTTCGCTGCCGTCATGAAGTCATAGCTAATCTACCAGCTGCAACAGCTACGTTAGGTAAAGAGCTACGTCAGTTACTTGTAGCAGAAGAAGGACGTAAGATTGTAGGTGCTGACTCTAGTGGTAACCAATTCAGATCACTAGCACACTATGTTAATTCACCTGATCTTACTAATCAAATCTTATCTGGTGATATACATCAATATAATGCTGATGTTATAGGTACAGATAGACGTACAGCTAAGACGTGGATCTATGCATATCTATTTGGTGCAGGTGCAGCTAAGCTAGGTCAAGTACTATCAGGTAAGAAGTCAGCTAAAGTTGGCACAGAATCAATGGAGAAATATGGTGATGCTATACCAGGATTAAAGGTTCTAAGAGAAAAGATAGAATCTATATGGAAAGTAACATCAGGTCACGGTAATGTAGAAGGATACATACCAGGTCTTGATGGTCGCCGTGTATATACTCCTCAACCTTATCAAACACTTAACTACTTACTTCAATGCTGCGAAGCTGTGACTACAAAATCTGCTGTAGCTTATCAGATGAAGAAGATTAAATGTGAAGGCTTAGATGCAGAACCTAGATTATACTATCATGACGAGGTTGCATGGTCTGTAGCAGATAAAGATGCTGACAGAGTTCTTGAAATACTAGTAGAATCCTTTGCTGAAGGTCCAAAGAAAGTTGGCGTTGATATAATGGCAGGTGAAGGTTCAATAGGTAATAATTATGCAGAGGTACATTGATGACAACTATAAATATGCTTGTTGATGCAGACTCTATCTTCTTTAAGGTAGCGTATGGATCTAAAGATGAATCAGATTTGCGTGTACATTATGATAGGTTCTGCCGTAAGATGGAACTTACTATTAAAGATAAACTTGCAAATCCATTTGATGAAGAAGAAAAGTTTAATATATTATATGCAGTTAAAGGTCGTGATAATTTCCGTAAAGATTTATATGAACCTTACAAATCTAATAGACCTAAGCTTGATGAAGAAATAAAAGAGAAGTTAAATTTCTTATTTAATTACTCTGTATCTAAAGGTTCAGTACCAGCTCATGGTATGGAGGCAGATGATCTTGTAGCTATCTGGGCTTATGAAGCTAGAGAAAGTGACGATCAATATGTTATATGTGGTATAGATAAAGACTTGCTACAGATACCAGGTAATCATTACAACTATAACAAAGATACATGGCAGTTCGTTGATGACGATCAAGCCCATAAGTCATTGATGTTACAGTGTTTAACTGGTGACAACACAGATAATATACCAGGACTTAAAGGTATAGGTCCTAAGAAAGCTGAAAAGATTTTACATGGTGTACCAGCTGAGCGTAGATGGAATGTCGTAAAGAAAACTTGGCGTGAGAATAAAGCCTCGCTTAAACAGCTAGATATAAGCTATAAGTTACTACGTATGTTAACAACATGGAAGGACTATGACGATATTAGAACACACCTTTATGGTGAAGCCGTTGTCAGCGAACAACATGACGTACCGCAACAAAGCGATAAAGCAGAGGCAGTACATCGACTATCAGAATGAACTACGTGATGAGATCCGAGGGGTTGAATGGCCTTTCGGATCAGATCAAGTAGAATTCTATATTGTAGCAGGCTTCTCTAATAGAGCAGCCGATCTCGACAATGTAATCAAACCACTCTTCGATACATATCAAGGAATATTTGAAGAGTTTAATGACAATAAGGTATATCATGCAGAACTACACAAAACAATCGTGCCAAGAGGACAAGAGTATATATACGTCAGAGTTGGACGAGTACACGAAAGCAAAATTAAAGAAGGAGCAGCGCATGCAGAAGAAGCAAGCAAGCTCTATGAGAAGAAGGAAGATACGACAAGCTAAAGAAAGGCTATGGAAATGAGTAACTATATACAAACAGAATGCCCAGAATGTGATTCATCAGATGCATTCACTATTTACGATGATGGTGCACACTGTTTTTCATGTAACTATTCTACAAAGAAAGTGATAAATAATATGGATAAAATTAAAGAAATTACTACAGAATTTACAGCTGCTCAAGATAATATACAACAGATAGGAGAGCTAAACAGCTTTGCTATTACAAGTCGTGGTATTTCTAAGCAAGTTGTAGACTATTTCGGTATAAAAATGGCAGTAAATCCTGATGGTTCAGGTGGTTCTCATTATTATCCGTACACTAGAGATAATAAAGTGGTAGCTTACAAAGAACGTAGGCTTCCAAAAGACTTTCTTACACACGGAGACTATAAACAATTACAGTTATTCGGTCAAAGTGTAGCAACAAGTGGTAAAATAGTTGTTGTAACTGAAGGAGAACTCGATGCTTGTGCAGTTGCTCAGGCATTTATGGATAAATATAACAAAGTATTTCCAGTTGTTTCAATACCGAGCGCTACAGGTACCAAGAGTTTACTAGATCATCGCTCTTGGCTGAGACGATTTGAATCAGTGGTGCTACTATTTGACTCAGATGATGCAGGAAATGCAGCAGTTGAACGTGCAGCTAAGATAATAGGTGCAGGTAAAGTTAAGGTAGGAGACTTACAAGGCTGTAAAGATCCGTGCGAACTACTTACTAAGCATGGGTCATACAGTATACTACAGGCTATATGGAATGCACAGACATGGTCTCCATCAGGTATAGTAGTAGGTGAACCTATCTGGCGAGAGTTTAAGAACAGACAGACTACCATATCAGTACCGTATCCTACATGTTTGCAAGGATTGAATGATAAACTACAAGGAATAAGACACGGTGAAATTACTTTATTTACTTCAGGTACTGGCAGCGGTAAGTCTACTGTAATTAAAGAGATAGCTCTTGATTTACTTGATAAGACTGATAGTAAAGTAGGACTTATATCTCTCGAAGAAAGTATCGGTGATACTGCAGAGAAGTTTATAGCTATGTCTCTTCAGAGATCTCCGATGGATATCAAAGGTATTAAAGATGAAGAACTACGCAAAGGATTTGATACTATATTTAAAGATGAAAGGCTTGTTCTTCTTGACCATCAAGGATCTTGCTCTGATACTTCACTGTTAGATAAGATCGAGTACATGGCTCTCATGGGCTGTAAGTATTTAGTACTAGATCACATCACCATTGCTGTATCTGAAGGTTCTGAAGGACGTAGTGGTAACGAAGCAATAGATAAATTGATGAGTGATTTACTTAAGATTGTAAAGAAACATGACATATGGCTAGGTCTTATATCACACTTAAGAAAAGCACAAGGTGATAAGAAATCATTCGAAGAAGGTAACATAGCTTCTATCGATGACATCAAAGGCAGTGGCTCTATCAAACAAATATCATTTGATATTATAGCATTTGCTAGAAACTTAATAGCAGACGACGATATTAAAAGAAATACAATAGAATTTACAGTGCTTAAGTCTAGGTTTACAGGTCACACAGGTAAGGCTGGTCATGCAACATATAATCCTAATACAGGTAGACTTAGTTTAGGCTATACTGAAGAGGGGTTCACAGCTATATAATGCCAGATAAAAATAAACTAGACCAGTTATTCATGGACATTACTAATAAGATATCTAATATGTCTCATGATAACGGTACAAAAGTAGGTGCTATCATTGTTAAAGATGGTAACATATTAAGTATGGGTTACAATGGCATGCCTTCGGGCATGTCTAATAACTGTAAAGATAAACACGGTGTAACTAATAAAGAAGTTATACACGCAGAGGCTAACGCCATCTGTAAGCTAGCACAAAGTACAAGCTCGTCTAAAGGTGCCACACTATACTGCACGTACTCACCTTGTATTGAATGTGCTAAACTAATACTGCAAAGCGGTATTGAGAGAGTAATATATGCTAACGATTATCGCGATGTAAACGGTAGAATATTACTAGACGATCAAATTAAAATAGGTAAGGTACAATATGCAGGATCAACTTCATTATATACAGGAGAAGATACGTAAAGCTAAAGCTCATATAGCTTGTAGTCTACTAAAGATGTCTACTAGTGCAGACTTACAAGCCTACCTTGTGTTTAGTATGGATACTATTCAACAACACTTCTCACGTAACAGTATACGCGGTAACAAATCATATCAAGGTGAAGCTAATCTAACTCACTTAAGTACTACTATAGGTACATATATTCTTGATGATATAAATTATTATCATGATGACCTACCACCTTGGGAATGGTTTAAACTACGTGTAATGATGGGTGATTTAATGTTAGAAGGATTCTATCAAACACACCAGATAAATATAGGTAAGAATAAGAATGAAGAGTTCGTACCAATGGAAAGTCTGGATCGTAGTCTTAAAAGAAGTCGTACACATTACATAGTAGTTCCAGAGTTATGGAATCTAGATGTACCTGAAGGTAGTAAAGATCTACTGATAGGTACTGATTTCACTAGACCTCTAGACATAGATGATATCATGCAGCCTACTGGCAGACCTGTTATAAAAGGTTGGACAGAACAAAGAACTGCTGAGTTTAAATACTATATGCGTAGAGATTTCATTCAGAGTATGAATGTATTACAACAAACTCCTTGGAAAATTAATACCCAAGTTCGTGATATACTACATCGTAATCGCGATAAAATATTAAATCAACATAAGAAATTTCCAAAGAAATATAAGTCAAAGATTATAGAATTTGATTTAACTATGGCTCGTTCAGATTTAATAGATGATAGAACTTTCTATCAATATACTGAAGCAGACTATCGTGGACGTATATACTACACTACACCATTCTTAAACTTTCAAAGTAATGATATAGCTAGAGGTCAGATGCTATTCTCTAATGGAAAGCTTATGACAGCAGCAGGTATAAGAAGATTATACATACACATAGCTTGCTGCTACAACGAAACATATCATAAGGATAGTTTACCAGAGTGGCTAACGACAGACTATAAGCCATACCTTGAGGACGAGGGACTAGAAGATATATCAGTAGATAAGATGACGCTAGACGATCGCGAGGCGTGGACAGAGAATAACTTAAGACGTATACTAGACATAGCTTACAACCAGACAATAGACTTAACTGCCGAGAAACCTATAACATTTCTTGCTTGTGCATTAGAAATATACGATGCAACATCAACTGATGAACCTTGGTACACACATCTACCTATACCTATTGATGGTAGTAATAACGGATGGCAACATCTATGCGCTATGTCTAAAGATAAAGAAGCTGCTGAACTTGTGGGTATTGTACCTCAGAAAATACAAAAAGATTTCTATGTACAATGCGCTAAGAATTTAATCAGTAGAGTACCTGAATGGTTTGAAGAAAGGCAGATGCCTATGAAACATATCCGTAAAGGTATTGCTAAACGTGGATCTATGACTCGTGCTTATAGCGCAGGTGCTAAGAAGATTGCAGAGAATATGTATCTTGATTGTCACGTAGAAGGATACTTAGAACGATACAACATTACTAAAGATGATTGTCAACTGCTAGCTAAGCATTTAGTAAAAGCAATTGATGATGTATGTGCTGGTCCGCTACAGACTATGAAGTTTCTACAGAAGATAGCTGAAGCAGAGATTGCTTCTGACTTTGCTAAAGAAACTAAACAAAAATCTATAAGATGGAAAACACCTAGTGGATTCCCAGTTATATATGAAGCATTCATAGATAATGAATTCAAAGAGAAGGCTATCATAAGCTGCAGTCAAAGAGAAATTAAACCTGTTATTAGAAAAGAGGACGGAACAGAAGAAGTAACAGATACTATACGCATACAACATGTTGGCAAAGAGAATACAGACAAACCTAAAATCAAATCATTTATGTCTGGTATATCTCCTAACTTTGTGCACTCAATGGATGCTGCGCATATGGCTAACGTAATACAACAATGGGATGGAGACTTCGGTGCTATCCATGATTCATTCAGCGTACACGCATGTGATGTTGATGAGTTACTGCAGATAATCAAAGATGAGTTCATACATATGTACGATCATAGAAATTACTTTACTATTATTGAACGTATGATTATTACAAACTCAGATAATTTTAACTATACACAACCAAGGACAGGATCTTTGGAGATAAGAGAGGTGCAAGACAGTGAATACTTCTTCGCGTAAAGGAATACTACCAGTAAGACTAGGTATAGAGCCAGATAATAAAACAGCGTTAAGTGAATTAAAAATGGATCCGACTTTGGCAGACACAATGACTGATAGAGAATTAGATTTATTAATAATTGATAACGAATACAATAGAATAATAGATTACTATAACAGTGAGGGTAAGGACGGTAAGCAACCTGCTGGTATATGGAAAGCTCACGCCATGAAACAAATGAAAGAAAATTAAAGGATTATAAATGGAACTGTATATGCCTAGCTGGTGGGAATTGTGGTTGTTAATAGCTATCACACTTAATACTATAATTAATACAATAGTTTTCTTTCAAGGTAGAAAATTTAAGAAATAAAAAAGCCCCTAAGAATACCGTAATGGTACTCTTAGGGGCAATTTTTTTATCCAATATTTTGAGACGTAAACTTTTGTCTATCTACTTCTTTAAATATCTTAGCTTTATTAGCATTAGTAACTCTTGATAGTTGAGCATTTCTAGAACTTAAATTAATATGATCGTTAATTATCTTAGTTATTTCATATATCTCTCTGTTAGTTAAAGATTTTGAATACAGCGGACTAGGTATACCAGCCTTCTTTATAGCATTTAATATAGACTTTCTTTTTTCGTAAGCCATTAATCCTGTACGATCTTTATAAGCTTCAGTAGTTTCAGGTTGTCTAAGTTTTACTAGCTTTGCGTCTGATCCTATACCTTGTATCGCTTTACCCATAGGAGGCACGCTTTGAGATCTTGATATAGCATCAGTAAGATATATGTCTTTGCCAAGAGTTCCATCCTTTTTAACTACTGTAGTAAATAAGTAAGCAAGACCTTTATGCTCACCCTCTCCTCTTCTAGCAGCTTCCCAATTAACTTTTACATTAGCATTAGCTCCTGTCATCTTAGCTTTATAATCTTTTAAAGCTTTAGAATACCATTCATCAGTAACTGAAGTAAGATAACTATGATCTCTTATACTATCAGCCCAATTTTTATTAGACTCTCTACGTACAGCTTCATAAGAACCAAGATCAGTAACAAAAGCATCAAATATAGGAAGCATAAATGCTCCTTTAGCTCTGTTCTGTTTAGCTTCTTCAGATATTCTTTTCCAAGAAGCTCCTGTACCTGTGCGAGCAACCATATTTCCATCGTAAGCTTGAACACCAATAGCTTGTATTCTACCTCCGAAACCGCCAGGACCTAGATCTTCGCGTATAGCAGAGCCAGATACTTTAGAACCGTAGAACTGAGTCGTTATGTTTTGTACTTGACCTGTATCTTCTTCAGGACTGATCTTATAATTATATGATTTATCAATAAAGCTTTCTTTACCTGCTGCATAAGATTTAAAACCCATAGCATTAGTAAATACTAGTGGTATGTCTGTCATCTGAGCATACAGTGCATTAGCTTTCATAACTTTACCAGCAGCTATAACGTGATTACTTAAGATATTAAATATAGAATCAACAAGCATTGTATGTAAGAATAACAAAGCCGCAGGTTGAGAAATTCCATGCTGATTAATTAACATCTGTATTTGTTCAGAAGATTTACCTGTATCTATAACTTCTTTTACATGTTGCTTAAGTGATTCAATCTCTTGCCCATATCCCATAGTCATAGGAGATTTTTTAAGGAAGATATTCCTATCACCAATAGCTAATTCAAGTAGTTGTTTATATACTCCTTGCTGATGTTCTGGATATAGTGTACCTTGAAATTCACTAAACTTAGATAACATATCTGTACCCATAGCATCGCGTAAATCTGGTAAGTCTGTAGCATAGTAGTCTTGATCTCTTAGTAAACCAGCACGCTGTGCCATTTCATAAACACCAATCAATGCAGCATTAGTAGCAGGACCGTGCGTACGGCCATCAATTTCTACAGTTATAGATGTAGAAAACTGTGAATTATTAGCTGCAGCTTTTTCATATTTAGCTAGATCCATATAATAATCAGCATACATAGGAGCTTCTTTATCATGACTTGCTAGATCCTTCTTAAGATCAGAGAATTCAGATAGAGGATCTATAGAATACAAGTTACTATTACTAATATCTTGTTTAATAGCATTGATCTCTTGTAAAGACTTAGCATTACTTAATCTTTGTATATTCTCTTTAGCCTTAGTAACATTGAAATTACTCTCAGCATTAATTAAAGCTTGACCAAAAGTAACTGCCTTCCAATAAGAAGAAGATTTATTTCTTCTTTGCTCTTCAAATATTCTCAGGCGTTGTGTTGTAGACAGTTTATCTATAGTCTTAGCATCAGGATCCGCTGCTACTAGAGGATCTGTCAATATCCTTGCAGCTATTATCTCCTTCCAATTAGTTTCTAATTTACTACTAGATCTAGGTTTAAATGTGAACACGTTACCACTACCAACAACACTACGTATTATCTTATGTGATTGTGGATTATATAACGTTTGTTGAACATGAGTACGACCTGTTAAAGCTTGCACAGCATAAGTAATGTAGTTAACTTTATCACCGTACCTAGATATAGCTCCTATTAAATTAAACATTTGCTCTCGTTCTTGTTGAACTATTTGCATAGGATCATATTTAGATATGACATCATCTAATGCTAAGATTCTATCAGCGTTAGCTTCAGGATCAGCCATGAGATCAGCTAGTTCAACTTCATAAGCTCTCTTCTGTTGCTCTGCTTTTCTTATTCTTTTCTCACCTACTTCAAACATATCTGCATAGTAATTACTTCCGTTATCAGTATTACCATTAAAGTTTTGTAAGGCTTGCATAGCAAACATTAAAGATAATGCTTCTCTATTAGGATCACTGATAAGACCTATGCTGTTATAGTTTCTAACTGATTGCTCTATCAAAGACATATCGCCTAAATCTTTATCCATAACAGTAGTTCTTTTACGAGTATATCTTTGTCCTTCGTAAGCAAGCTGACCAGTTGGTTGATTCTGAGGAGGTACTTCTTTATTTGCAAACAAAGCTTTGAAGCTGTTGTTAAGAGTATTAAGATTACTTATACCTTCAGGAGTAAGAATAAAATCTACTTGTCCTTTATCAATACCTGTAGCTGACGCATCTCTATAAAGCATATTAGGATTAGCTGCGCTATACATTTCTTTACTTAAATCACCGAGTAAAGTAAAAGTTTCTTGAGAAATATTACCTGCATCTTGTACGTAAGTATCTGTAGGTACTCCATCCATTAAAGCTTTCTGTCTTCTCCAGGTTTCATAAACTTCTTTACCTAAGATAGCACTACCTTTAGACTTAGATATTTTCTTAGGTCTATATGCTTCAGGCTCAATGTTTTGAATTTCAATATCATTAGGTATAACTTCAAGACTATCGTCAACATCTGAACTAGAATCAGAAGATATTAAAGTATTATAAAGATAACTTTCTACAGATAAGGATAGAACTTTACCTAATTCTGGATCAACTCTAATTGCACCTGTAGCTTCGTCGTATTTACCAGCATCTAATATATCTGGATCAAATAACAAAGAAGTTAAATTAACTCCTGTGATCCCACCCTTTTTAGCAGGTACAAATTTATCCGGTGAAGCTTTACTTCGAGTAGCTTCATCAAAGCCTTCACTAATAATTTCACCTTGTTTGTATTCAGTTATAGAAGCATTAAGTCTTTCATTAATAGCTTGACCTGTATCCTGTGCTCTTTGTAATGCAGCATTCATAGGAGAAGTCTCTGCATAAGAAGAAGGTAGAAGCTCAGCCATGTTTAACTTTTCAGATAAAGCTGAAACTCTTTCACGTTTATATTGCTCTAACTCCTGGTCATTCATATCAATAGGATCAACTGGATCAGGAGTTGTAAGTGTATCTCCAACAATATCTGTTCTACCTTCATCTAACACAGTATCGATTTCGCTTGTTGGTTGTGTTTCAATTACAGGTTCAGTATCAATAACCTCTGTAGCTGTAGGCACAAAGTCATATAGTCTACTTCTCATTTCATCGACAGCGTTTACAACAGGTGTTACACCTGGTGCTACGCTACCTCCGCCTTTACCACCTTTTCCTGCCATTAGTTATACTCCTTCTTTTTAGGTTTAATCGGTTCGGATTTACCGAATATACCTTCAGCAATATTCCTATTAAGTCTATTAAATGGTCCGACAAGTGGAGCAGTTTTTAGAAATGCATACAAACCTTTATCAGGTTGACCTTGTATTATTTTTCCTGCGCCAGAATATACACGAGATACATTAGATAATCCTGCTGCTTCTCCAGATAAAGTATTGAAGAACCATTCTGCTGGATTATCTGATGACTTTTCATAGATAGGATACACAAAGTTAAGAACTCTTTCACCAGTACCTAATAATCCTGATGCACCTATACCTCTTTGTATTTTCTCTACAGGATCTAAGTAAGGAGTCGGTTCTCCATATTTAAGTAAATCTTTTAGATACTGAGATAAGAATCCTAAGAATATCATAGTTGTCATAACAGCAAATGCATTATACTTAAGTGATGGGTTACCACGTTTAACGTACTCACCCCACATCTTAGGTATTTGATTAGCTGTAAATGTAGATATAAAACCTTGGAACTGAGTGAACAAAGCAAGATGCTGGTTCTGATAGAACAAAGGTCTGTTCGCTGTATTAGGAAGTGCAATAGCTATATTAACAAAATTAAACTCTGCGTCAAGCATCATAGTATCAAACTCTGCAGTTTGCTGAGGTGACCATGGACCTTGTTGCATGTTAAGATTAACAAGTAAATTTACATTTATACCTAAGTTTCTAAGAAGTTCTTCTGATTCTTGCACATCATTATTTTTAGGTACACCAGATTTTCTTTGATCTATTATAGTATCTAAATGATTCATAATATAATCATCTGCTATAGATGCACGTATGCTACGCGTATAATCTGTCCATTGTTGCAGACCTATTACTCTAAAATACTTATCTAATAAACGTCTTGATCCATGAGTAGTTTCTGTAGCACCGGTTGTTTGTGCTGCGCCTACGTCCCAATCAAAGAAGCCGAGAGCTTTTATTCTAGCTTGTCTTTTTTCTTTGCTTAACTGTCTGTTAGTAGAGTTCCATCTTGGGTCAGTCATAGTAGACCACATAGCTTGCGCTGCTTCTTTAGATGCGTTACGTATCTCTTTAAATATTATATCTGGAGGTATGCTAACTGTTGTAATAGCTAATTCAACAAATGAAGATATAGTTGCTAAAGGTAAACCAGCTACAGTAGTCCATACTCCTATATTTTTCTGTATCTTAGAAAGACTAGAAGTTTTAATACGTTTATAGTTACCTGATTCAGCGTTTAAATAGTCTTGCATTTGTCTTGCTATTCTATTTACTTCCTCTTCAGGTACACCTTCTTTTACAGCATTGTTTAAATGGAAAGCAATTTTCTCATTACCGTCACCTAAAAATTCCTGGTATGTAATGAATCTTGAAGCTGACTTAGACGCGTTAGATATATTAATAAAGGCGTCAGTCTCCATAAACTCTAAGAATTCTTTTCTCTCTGATAAACCTAGCGTACGTCCTCTATGAGAGGCAGGTATAAATTTACCTTCACCTACATTAAAGTCTTGCTCACTGCTTAAAGTATCTTGATTGAGAATATTATCAGTTAGTGTTGTAGCATCAGACTTACTCATTTTAAATGTAGTCATAAGTCTTTGTATAAACTTTGCTCTGTTCTTTTCAATAGCAGCTTTATTAAATGATTTGTATTTCATTAGATAATTCTTAAGCTTGCCAACGTTAAAGGCTTTACCATTAGACTTAGCAGCTTTTTCTTGATCTGCGTATAGCTTTTCACCAAGCATAGTTACATCACTGTAGTACTGTCGTAACCAAGTCTCATGAACTTTTAAATCAGCAGGTAAAGTATCCCATTTTATATCGCTACCTGTTTTATCTCCTAACCACATTCCAAAAGAAGTAACTATGGCAGACATACCCGCTTGATCTACTGTTTTGAATCCAGCTTTCTGTGCGTATTCTGCAGGACTAGAAACTAAATTGCGATACTGAGTTAACAAATGTTTCTTTCTATTTTCAAAGTTAACACCGGAAAACGTACGCTGTAAGTTTGCTCCGAACATATCAGCAAGTTTACGTAATGAACGAGACTTTTCTTGTAGAGTATCTGAGAATATAAAACGAGTAGATCCTCTCCATAAAGCGGGCACAGATTCCCATGCTCGTTTAACTCTTTGCCAAGTATCCATCTCTTTATCAGATGCTGAGCTTTCATTACTACGTTCACTTAAAGATTTATTAGACGCATCAATATCTTTTACATTATATTTAGCCTCTATTGCAGAAGCTTGCTCAAGTCTTGATACATAATCACTATCAGTTTCTGGTGCAATTGACATAGTACCATCTGCTAATATAACACCTCCACTTTTTCTTTGTGGAAGTCTTAAAAAGTCTATTTTCTTTTGATCTCTTTTAGATATAGGTTTAGCTTTAGTACTTTTAAATATATCAATACCTGTTTCTTCATTAAGATCTTGTATAGTAGGTATATAACCATTCTCATTAAGCTCTGCTTCTGCTTGAGCTCCAGCTCTTGATAGTTTATTTGGATCCGCTTCAGCTTGTCTCACAGCTATATCAGTCCAAGCTCCTACGTCAATCGCTGTTCCTGGTATAGAAAATCCTGCACCAAGAGTACCACCAGCTATAGTAGCATTAAGTAATCTATTTTGTAATTCAACAGCATCAAATACTTTATCACTACCTACTACAGCAGCCATATAAGCCGTTGCTTCTTGCATAGCCTCAGTAACACCCTCTGTTGCTGCTCCTCTGCCTCCTCTCTGAGTAAGAGAGCGTAGTATATTACGAGCTTTAAGTTGTTCTTTAGCTACAGTTGCAGCAGCTCCTGTTAGTAACGCCGCTTCTTTTCTAGTAGCTTGAGCTACAGCACGACGAGCTTGGTCTATAGTTAATGTATTTCCAGGTTTAGCTAGTAAACCTTTAGCTGCTTTCTCAGCAACTTCTTTAGACATTAGAGTACCTGTAATACCTTTTAAACCTAGTCTATCTAATACGGCCTGAGTTATACCAGCAGCAACAGCAAGTGTAGAACTTTTATTATCACCTTCCATCTCATTCCAAGTTTGACCTGTATACATTGCTACTATCGGTAGCATAGATGCGCCGTAAGTAGGAGCAGCCAACGCTGTACCGACCATAGTTGCTCCCATATAAGGCAGAGATACTACAGCATTGTTACCTAAGAATTCAAAGAATTCTCCAATATTTTTTATATCCCAGTCATTACCCACAGTATTACCATCTGCATCTAGCTCAGGTTTCAAAGCACTTAATTTTATTTGAGGAGAATCTTCTAGCTTAGCTCGCAGTCTAGTTATATTCTGCTCTCCGTAGTTTTCCATCCAGTCAAAACCAGTTTTCTCACCAAGCATATCTGCAATACCGTACAGACCTTCCATAGCTCCAGTTGTTCCAACGTCCCATGCTGTGCTTAAAGGATGCTTAGAGTCATTCATCAGGTCTCTATCGTTACTACGTATGTCTACTATATCTGTAGAATATGTTTTAGCTAAACGCTTGCGTGCTTCGTATACCTCTATTGACTCACCTGGTTGACGCTCAGAAAATAAGCTACCTAATTGTTTCTCATTAAGAGCTACTTTCTTTACTAGATCACTATAATCTCCTGACTCTGCATCAGTAGCTCTCTTAATTAAGTTAGCACCTACTTCCCAATCAGTCATAGTTTCTGCATATGGTGATTTACTTCTACTCAATTCACCAAAAGCTTCTGCTTCTATATCGCTATCAGAGCTATAGATATTTGTTGAGGCTAAACCTTCAGCTACTAGCGTTGATGTAAAATCAGTACCATATTTATCTGTTAGTCTAACCATTTGTCGACTTCCAGTAGTATCCATCTTAGGACTACCGTCTTCGTTAGTAAGGTAAACTACTTTTGTAAAACCTTTTTCATTAGCTAATCTAGGTATTATCTCATTAGTCATTGCACCACCAGCGGTACCTTCAGTTACAGTACCGTCTGGTAATACTCTGGATATTTCAGCTGCTTCTAATCCTTCAATACGAAGTAGCTTATCATCAGGACTTATTAAAGTATCGGGATCAGAGAAAATGAAACCACCACTATCTTTTAAAGTACGATCTGGTAATTCAAAATTCTTTAAACGACTAGTTCCCATTATATAACTCCTTTTATTTAGTAGATTTCTTAGTTGGTGTAGGTCCTAAGCCAGACAATTCTCTACGTAACCAAGCCATAAATATAGATTCACCTGGTTTAGTATTATTTGTTACTGTTTTATTTATATATTCTGGATTATCTAACATATCTTGATTGAACAAGGCTATGGCATTCTTGTATTTAAGATCAAGTTGAGATCTACCTTCAAATGTTTTCCATGTTGATATAGGAGATTTACCACTCTTCATGAACTGTTCATTTAATGCTTTTATACGATCATCATTAGGAGTCTTTCCATCTAACGGATCAAACAAATTACCTCCTCTATTAGCAGTCTGACGTACTAAAGCGGCATCTAAGAATACTTTAATATCACCAGGTTCTTTCTCAGGGTTAGCTCGCATATAAGATATCATATTCTCATAAGCAATTTTACTAACACTACCAAGATTAGCTGCATCGAAACCGTAACTCATAGCCCACTCAGCAGTTTGACCAGCCATAGTTTTCGAACCAGCTGTAAGTCTTGTAGCAGGATGTGTGTCATCTTTGACATCGTTCTTTATCCATTCATCAAGTTGACCTTCAATTAAATCTGTATTAGTTTTAAGTAATGACGAGTAACCTTTAGATCCTTTAACACGTGAGTCATCTGTTGTCCAGTCCATATTCATAGGCTGCATATAGCCTGGTTTATTTTTGTCATATGGATTAAGTGTATAGTATTGCTGCTTGACGCCATCAGCTCCAGTCATTTCTACTTTTATTGCCATGTCACGTTTGTTAAGCTTAGGATTATAAAATTCTTTTCTATCACCTTTTAACGCATAGCTACTACCAGTTTTAATAGATTTTAAGTCACTTAAATTTCTAGACTTTTTATATTTCTCAATAGAAGCTGGCGTATACAGTTTAGCTGCAATAGCTTTCTCAACATTCTTAGCATGAGACGCATCTTTATTTTCCATACGTTTAAGATAGTACTTACCAGACCAAGCTAGTGAACCGTTATGTGAAGCTCCCATAGCACGAGAGCCTAGATACAAAACAGCCATACGTGCTAGCTCTTCAGTGTCAAATAGATTACCAAAGTATTTACTAAGAAATGATTTAGTTTTTACAAACTTAGGATTTTTATTTTCTAATGCTTTCTTTACGACACCATCTAAATTAAAAGATTCTCCTAATCCTAATTCTGCATTACCTTTCTGTTCAACAGTATTTACGTCAAAGTTTTCAGCACTACCATCATCAAGACTATCTAATCTACTAGTAAGTGCACCTGAATTTGCTAACTGATCATCAGTTAATCCAAGACCTTCAGTATCTATTATATCATTAGCTGCGGGACCTATATTTACTCCCTTCTTTAGATAATTCTGTGTATCTATTTTAGCCGGATCTATATTCTGCCTTTTTGCCCAATCTTCAAATGAAGGGAAGTCAGCAATGCCTAATCTATTAGCATTACGTTTAGCATCTTTATATTTTAACATTAACTTTTTAGTTTCTTTTTCTGCATCTTTTCGTCTTTTAGTTTCTCTATCTCGCCATCTTCTAGTTTCTGCAGTACCTGTCTGTGTTGCTTGACCTTTAACTATAGATATTTTTGAATTAATTTCACCTAAGACTTCAGTTGTTTCTTTAGAAACTTGACCGTTAAGTTTAATTTCGTCATTAGCTTTATTTGTTAATTCAGCTTTACGCTTATTAAGTTCTTCTAAGCTTGCAGCTGACGGTGGCTGATACTTTGAAAGTTTAATTTCAGAATCGTTACCTTTTTGAAAGTCAACAAATGCTTGCATTGTTTCAGTGTCAGCTACACGTCCATAGCTATCAGTAAGTACTCCCTTATCGTCTACTGTATATAACATATTTGTATCTTTACGGAAGATTACATCACCATTACTAACATTTTGTGGGACTTTTTCTGGTCCGTATACTTTAGAATTTATATCGTATGTATCTTCAATTAAATTACTATTAACAGTATTAATACCTCTGACTTCGCTTTCTGGTATATTGTAAAAATTATTACCAGTAATAGGAACTCGCTGACCTAAGCTATTTATCTGCGTTTGTCTTTGCATACCTGCTTTAGAATCTGCTTCATTAATAACATCTGATGTGCGCGCTTGTTCTGCATCATCATATGGATTACCAAATGCATCATAAAACGTAGGATCAATAGGTGCTACGTCTATCTTTGGAGGCATCGTATCTTTTGGAATATTCATAAACTCATCTGCAGATGGTACATCTCCTGGTACGCCTGTGTAATAATTTTTATTGAATGCATCTTCACGAGCTGAACTATTATTATAAGCAA